TAAGATTCTACATATTCTATTTTAGTGACCATGCATTTGTTCTTTCTCCCTTGTGCGTTAGCAGTTAAAGAAAAAGATAATAATAAGATTAAAATTAGATTTTTCATTTATTTGTATTTTTTAAACATTAATTTATATAGCAATTTGTTCCAAGCTTGCTGCAACTTGTCGATAAATAATTTTATTTTTTGTTTCATAAGTTATTTTTTAGGCATTAACCAATACTCAGTAGCACCAGTAGGTCTAGTAACTTCAATGTAATCTTCCATTTTTTTACCAGCTGGTTTTCCTTTAGTCATTGGAATTCTCTTATATCCCATTCCTTTAAGTTTACGAGCATCGTTTTTATATTTTGTTTCTATTTGTTCGTCTTCCTTAGCTTCATTATTTATTGTAGTTGTTGTTCCCCAATAAGGTAGATTAAGAGACCAACTTGAATATCCTACCATTAATCCAAATCTTTGCCATTGCGCTGTTTCTTTATCTGAAGCTTGTTTTAAATCCATAGCCATACGTAAAGCTCTATCAAGTGGTATGTTAATACCCGCTGATATAAGTTCAGCAAAAGCAAAATATGCAGGGTTTTCTAAACTAAACCCTCTACGTTTAATTTCCTTTCTATTATATGTAAATGTTTTATGAATACTTCTTATTTTTCTAACTTTTGTATCTATTGATGGAGAAAAATCAAATACATTCCAAGCAAATTCCTTAGAGAAACTTGGTAAACCATCTTCTTTCATGCTTATTTCTCTACCCATAGATATAAGGGTATCAACTAAAGCGCCTCCATATCCTAAACCTCTTAACAAGGTGCTTAACATTCCAAAACCTACATCAGCTGTTTTATCAGACATGGTTCTATCCTTTTCTTCTTCTTCATCAAACAATATTGTAAACAACGCTGATTGTAACGCGTTAAATATTAAGTTTTGTACAGCTCCGTAATAAAGTATTTTACTTACATGTGTTTTCCAATCACCTCTACCAGCTAATAAATCTTGAGTAGATCTTTTTATAATTCTTGCATACTGCATTGGAGTGTTAGCGTAGTTTAATATAACTCTACCAAGTCCACTAGCTTGCTGCATAGATATTCTATCAGCTCTACTTGATTGCTGGCTCTCTTCTGCTACTTTATAGAAATCATCAAATGCTTTAGATTCGGCTTCAGCTTTAGTATAAAGCTTACCTGTATTTATATTTACTTGTTTCTGCAAAGCATTTACCCTATTTCTGTAAAAAGTTGCACCACCTGTTGCTATAGCTAAACTATCTGCTATTCTAGTAAATACAAATCCTTTGTTTAATAAGTATGCAATAGCACCTTTCATTCCTCCTTTTTTAGATGCTTCAGCAATTTCAGATTCAGCTACATTTATTCTCATACCATTACGTCTTTGAACTAAATAATCAGAGTTTAATAAGTACATTACATCTTTCCAGTACTGAGGTTGATTAGCAAATGCTTTACCCGCGGCCATTATGTTGTTATCTGTCCAATTAATAAAGTTAACACTAGAAAGTAATTGTAATAAACCTGTTTTTCTGTTTAAGAACATAGTTGTACCAACTGAATTATTAATCCAATCCATTACGTTTTCAACTTGTTTGTTATCACTAACAACTCTATTGCTACCACGTTTCATTCTGCCAAGAATATTTTTTAAAGCATCTGTATAATTAGAACCATATAAAGCTTGTAACTTATACATGTTTTCTTCAGAAAATACAATATCTACATTTTGTTGCCATTCCTGTAAAGCTTCTTTTCTATAGGTTTTTTGAATGTTTCTTATTATATCTTGAGTAATACTGCCCGCCACCCAATTATTTGTTGGTTTGGGATAACCTTTACCTTTTTGTATAAAAACAATTTTCTCTGCAAATACTTTCATATCAGCATTATTTTCAATAAGCTTTGTTAGTTTATTTAAATCTCTTTTTGAAAGACCAGGTATATCTAACCCTTGCATGTTCCACATGTATACTCTTAGAGCTTGAGAATAAGTAAAATCACTATAACCAGAATTATCATTTAAGTTTTTTGGTATATTATCTAAACTTTTTCTTAAAGCATTAAAATCATTAGCTACACTTATCATTGCGCTAATAACAGCTTGTTCACCTTTATGGTAAGGATTTATTAAATGATCTTGCAACCACACAAGAGCTCTATCTCCATCTTTTCCTTTAGGAAGCATTTTATATAATAATCCTAAAAAATCTTCAGCTGATGGAGGTATAAAGAATTCAAATTTATTCGCCTTTTTACCCTCAACTTGTGCTCTTGCTTCAGAATATGTTTTAAACCATTCTTTACCAGTTTGTTGTTCAATTATATTATTAAATTCTCTATTTATTCTTATTTTTTTACTTGATTTAGCTTGTTGAACATCCGACTTAACATCTATCTGGCTTAATACGTTTTTAACAGCTTGAACATTAGGTAAAGCATCATCAGCAAAATAGAAATCATTATAACCATCTGCTGCTTTATCTATAACCCACAGCGCTTTTGCTTCAGGGGTTCCATTTTCTAAACCAGTTATATTTGATAAAGGCAAATCTAATCCTATACCTTTTAAGAATTTTTGTATAGATTCAGCCGATGCTTGTGGTCTTGCGGTTAATACAAATATATCACCACTACCAAACTTCTCTTGACGTTTTAATGCTAAGTCTGCTAAAGGTCCTTTTCTTCCTTTTACAACTTTATTAAATTCATCAAAGTTAAAAGTAGCTCCTTCGCTTTCTAGTATTGAAAATGATTCTGCAAACTCAGCTGGTGTTATTTTAAAAGTTTTACCATTTTGTGTTACAATAACTTTACTATCGCTAAACGCTAGTGTATCATCAAAATCAAAAACACTTATACCTTTAGTAGGTTTATCTAATTTATTACCTTCTTGTATAGCTTTATCAGCTTTAGACATTGCTTGTATAGATTCTTCAGTAGTTCCATCAGGATTTATTAAATCAAATAATTGTTCTTTATTTACTTTAACTTTTTTACTAGACTTTCTATTTACTTTATTACTAGCATCTAATAATTTTTGTCCTTCATTTAATGCTTCAGGTAGAGCTTCTATTGTTAAGTCACCTGCTTGTATTTTATCATAAATAGCATTTGCTATATTATTTGCTTCATTTCTAGAATCGGGATTATTATTAGCTCCTGTTATTTTAAAACCTAATACCTCATTCATCGTCTTCCCTTCTTTTAAATTATAGATTTTGCTTAGAGTAAGTACATCTTTATATCTAATGAATGAAGCTAAACCCTGTATAGCAGCGTTTCGTGATCCATCTATTATACCTTTTATTAACTTTGAATAAGCTTTACCCATCTTCGAGGTTAATTTTAATGGTTTCAATTTATTATCAGTAACTTCAGTAAGAGCTGCTTGAGAAGCTGACGCATTAATTATCTTTTTTACAATAGGTAGTTGGTTACTCCATATACCGTATTCTACAAGTTTACCTAAATTATTAGCAACAAAAGTATGTTCTTCTATATATTTTTGATTAAAAGGTTTTTTAGTTTTTGGGTCTACTTCTATGTTACGTAAAGGCATTAAAAACCTAAATGGATGCGTTTGAGTATTAGAAACATTACCGGTTAAAGCTTTAAGATACCATGTAAAATTTGGATCATTTTTAAATTTCTTTAATCCATCTATAAGTTTAAATAAAGCTGGAAGTTTTAAATCTTGATTCGCAATAAAGTCTTTACCTCTAACTTTATTCCAATCAACTCTTTGGCTTTTTCCGTCTATAGTTTTTGTATACTTATCACGTGTAACTAATGGAGTATCACCTTTTTCCCAGTTATATTCTGGAACATTTTTATTAAATTCAGATTCAACACCATATAAACCTAAATTACCTTTTCTAGCTCCAGTAGTAGTTCCACCTTCAAGTTCCAAACTTTTTGATTTTATACCTACTGCAAACTGATTTGTAGACATGTCAAGCAACAACTGTCTAATCATTGGTCTATCTTTTTCAGGAAAACTTTCAATAATCTGTTTTGTCATTGCATCACGAACCTCTCCGTAAGTTGAAGAATTTTCTTTATCAGGATCAATTTTGGCATTCCAATCATATATAGCACCATACTTTTCTAAAAGATAATCAACACCAGCATCAAATTCATCTCCTTTTTTACTGTCAAGATTATCTAAAAATTTTACGTCTTCAGGTGATAAATCATATTTTCCTTTTTTATATTCTTTCTTCCAAGTCTTAAGATTTACTCTTTCATTTGTAGTAACAGCAATAGTTGGAACACCTTTAATTTTATTTAATGCTTTATTTATAGCTTTTATATTTGCTTCATAATCTCCTGCGGTTAAATCAATCTTTTCAGTACCAGTTAATTCTTCAAGGTTAGGTCTATATTTTTTACTAGATTTATACTGAGGTTCATAAACATTGTTGTTTTTTAGCAACGACTCCATATCTTGAGATGTATCTTCACCCATTCTTTTTAAAGTTGCTATTGCTTCTGCTCTACCTACAAATCTTCTATCTAATTCTAAAGATCCATCACGTTGTCTAACTAGTTCCCAAGGTGAATATCCTTCTTCAGCATTTCTTTGATTAGGCGTCATCCTATCTAAGTCCGCTTGTCTTTCTTTACTAACTTTCGCTGGAACTTTTTTAGAAGCTTTTGCTTCATCAAACGAAGTATCTTCAAGATTTCTTTTATCAAGATTAAAAGAAATATCATTTATAAAATTTAAAGTTTTTTCTAATAAAACTTCTTCTACCACCTTAGCTTTTGCTTCAGCTTTAGTATACTTTTCTTTTGTTTCTGGATTTATTTGTTTTTGTAAAGACTCTATTCTTAATTCATCTTTAGCAGTAAGTTTCTCAAAATTAGGATCCTTAAATTTTAATTTATTCTGAAGTTCAGCTATAAAATTAGAATCTTTAGATAGTTCTTCCATTGATTCTACAGCTATACCTTCTCCAATCATACTAAATAAAGATTGAGATCTTTTTTCACCACCTAAGAAATAATTTTTTATTCTATTAAGTTTAGTTTTATCAACTGCTGGTATTTTATAAACTGGTTTATCCCAGTAAGTTGTTTTACCATCTTCGGTTTTTTTGGTTTTAACAGTGTTTATTTGTTTTATACCAAATAACTTCCCAAATCTTCTTTTAATATTAGCCACTGGTATAGCTTTAATAAAATCGTTATTTTCAAATAAACTAATAACATTATCTATATATTGATCACTTCCATATACACCTAGTTTATCTTTAATTAGTTTTCTATATTCTTTTGATTTAGTTTTTTCTACTATATACTTAACTATATCTTTAGGGTTAGTCCCAACTCTTAATATAGCCTCTTCTATATCATTTTTAAGTAAAACCTTTTGATCTTCTCTAGTTTCGCCTGTTATATTATCTGCTATTGCTTTTACTGCATTAGGAAATACTTTTCCTCTTTTATCTACAGGTTTTAATTTATCGTCTAGATCTGGTTGAGTAGTAATCTGTGGAGAAAAACCTTTTTCTTGTAAAACATCAGTACTAACTTGTTTAGATTGACGAGCTCCTTCTTTAGCTATTTCAATACCTACTCTTTTAGCAATGTTACCCATGTAAGTAGTAGCTTGGCTTTTGTCAGCATCAAAGTTTCTTTCAAAACTTGGGAATTGAGCTTCTAACAAATCTTCAATTTGTTTGATTTTTTTAGGGTTTTTAAAATCAATAGTCATATCTGGTTGATAACCAACCCATCTTTTTAACTCACTTTTACCAACTTTTAAATATTGATCTTTTAATTTTTTATAATCTATTGTACCTTCTTGAAAGTCTACTATTAAATCAGTTAATTTTTTACTAGCTTTTTTCTCATTTGGATTTCTTACTCCTTTTCCACTAGCATTATACTTTCTTTTAACTAAATCACCTGTGGCACCTTGTTCAAATAAGTCTTTTTGTGCTTGTGTAAATTTACCTTTTTCAATACTTTTATTATAACCTTTTATAAAATCATAAACATCTTTACCAGTATTAAATGTAATAGCTTTTTTACGACCCATTAAAGTATCAATTATTCTAGTAAAGAACTCTCCTACTTGCTGTAGCATAGAAGAGTCTAGCTTTATAGCACCATCTAAAACAGCTTCAGAAAATAATGTAAGTATTTCTTCTCCCATTACCGCATCTGTAACAGTTTCATCATTTTTATACTGTTCGTATCTCTCTTTAAATTCTCCCTTTTTTAAAGCGTCAGGGTTTATTTGTTTAATATAAGTAAGTAAATTATTACCAAGTTCTACAGCAGTTCCTTTACTGTTTTTAACTGTCTGATAAATAACCGCATGTAAAAACTCATGAGCTCCAGTATTTATTTTACCATCAGATAATATTTCTGCTTCATTAAGAAGTATAACTTGTTGATCACCTTTTTGATATATATCTCCATAACCAGCGTTGGCTTTGCTTTGTTTTCTAATATTCCAACCACTCTTATTTAATTCCTCAATTCTTTTATTTATAGCATCAGTGTTTTTTTCTCTGAATATTTTTACTTTACCTTTAGAAGTTTCATCTACTATTTTCTGAACATTACCCATTTTGTTCATGTAAAGTTCTCTAGTAACCTCTTGTTCAGTTAACGAAACTATTTGTTGATTTATAAGGGCTAAAGCAGCAGTATCTCCATTTCCTTCACTTACCTCTTTATTATCAGTTTTCTTTATTTTTAATTTAAGATTATTTTGAGCTATTAATAATTCAAGCATCTGCTTTCTTTGCTCAACTGGCATTGTAACAGGTATTTTCATACCGCTATTCCTCATGTTAGAAAGATTAGATATAGCGTTTATACCTTCTTCTTTAGGTATACTTTTATTATCTATTCTTTTTTGTATATCAGCTATAGCTTCTTTAAAGAAATTATTAGCTGATGCCATAGGTGCAAAAATACTATTAGATTTACTAGGATCCATTATTAATTTACTAGCTACATCCATACCTACTTGGTTTATTTCAACTAAACTTTGTGAGATAGTAGATTGCGCTACCGGTAAAGCTAAACCAATTCTCCAACCAACTTGAAAACCTTGTTCGTCCCAGTTAGATTGTGACCAGCTTTGTCCAAAACCCATACCTAATGACCAGTTAACAGTAGTTTCATGAACTCTTCCTTGAAAAGCCTCTGTAACACCTTCCCCACCAGCACCAATTGCTGTAGTTAAAACCCATTTTGGTGTTTGTTTTAAAAACTTAAGAAATTCTTTTCTATATAAAGAAGCTAACATTGTTCTTCCTGGTTTAAATCCAAGTAATGTAGCGCTAACCCCTACTTTTTCAGCCATTGCAGATGTTCCAGCACCGGCAAAACTTTTTAGAATAATTTCCTCACTAGCAGGATCACTAGCAATAGCTATAAATTCTTCTACTGTTGGAGGTTTACCTCCATTATTTTTCATAATCGATTGTCTCCAGGTTTCTACAACATTTGATGTAAATTCTTGAGCCATCATATTTAAAGTACCTATTAGTGCTATACCTTTACCCACAAGTTCTACCCCATAGCCAATTGGTTTTCCATAACCAGGAGCTTTAGAAACAAGCTTACCTGTACCTTGTAATATACCTCCAGCATACATAAAACCCATAGTAGGTGTTTGAGCTACTAGGTGTCTCATCAAACTTGTTAGATCATCAAATTCGACATCAGGATCTAAAGCAAATCCAGCAGCAGCTTCAGCTTCAAGCATTTTAACAGTGGTATCTAATAGCACACCTGTTTGTTCTATATCATAATCTAAAACACTAGAAACCATCTCCTCTCCTTCAGTCGCCTCTCTACCTTCAAACACGTCTCTAATAGTCATATCTCCATATCTCCAACCTGTTCCACCATATATCTTAGCCCACGGTGTTAGATTCCAATCGGTTTTTGATTTTCCAGCTACAACCCATTTGTCTATGCCCTTTACAACCTCTTTAGCGTTCATAAAATCACGGACACTAATAGGTGAATAATAAGCTTGCCCATGTTGTTTAATCATTTCCCAAGCTTCACGTCCTCCTACTTCGTTTAACTCTCTATAAGTAAATTTTTCTGGTAAATCAAAGTATTCTTGGAAATTATCTCTATCAAGTTTTATAGTACCTTCTCTATCAGCTAACTTTCCAGAACCTCCATGTAATACGTATTCTATACCACCTTTTGGAGTATATAAACCTGTAGTATTAGCACCTAAAGCTGACCGTGTTATTTTATTACCTATTATATTAAAAGTATTACTTAAATTTAATAAGTTTCCTTCTAAATAATATCCTCCAAAACCTGATTCAGCTCCACCACCACTTCTAAATGTTTTTATAGCTTGATCATATAAACCAGACTCTGTCGCAAACTCTTTAAAACCAGGCATATTGTATCTTTCTATTAATTCGCTTCTAGCTTTAGTACCAGCAACACCAGTGTTTGCGTACATCATGCTTATTAATGCTTTAGTTTGATCGATACTAAAACCTACTTTCGCAGCGGCATCTTTTCCAAATTTTGTAAAAGTATATCCACCTTGCTCGAGTTGATCATCTAACTCTCTATATGTATCAATTTGAGTTCTAAAATAAGGCTCGCGTAATTTATTCATTAGTTTACTAAAACCTATATTGTATTGTATATCAATTGCTCTAATGTATTCATTGTCATTACGCAATTCATTATATCTATTATTCCACCACGCGGATGCACTTTCTTGGTGTCTTAATAAACAATCTTCTGTAGCAACACCACCATTTTTCTCTACGCAAGGTGTGATGAATTGTTTTTCAAACTCTAATCTTTTACTACCAAACCATTCTTCATTAACTTTAGACCGAATTATTTTATCCCAACCAGCTAAGAATGGATCAGCCATCTTTATTTTTTTAAATTGGCCTCCAGCCCATTCCATAAAAGTTTCATAATCCTCCATTTTTTCTTTTTGGAATATATCTCTCATGTTAGAACCTTCGGGCTCTCCTTCTAGCATTTTACTTATGGCATATGCTTCAAAAGATGAATTTAATTCAATCTCATCAATTTGTTCTTTAGATAAATTTTTTAAATTTTCCCAATCGTACTGAGCTTCATTTGATTTTTCCAATCCACTTTCACTAGGATTCCACTTTATTTCTGGTAATTCTGCATCAGGATTAAAATACCCATCATCTACTATAGAAGGTAAATCTATATTAAGCTTATTTATTGAATTAAGATTTATTATCCCAGAATTATTAGTTATACTTGATAACAGTTTTTCAATTTCTCCAGTGTCTTGAGTAGCATACATACCCATACCTACACCGCTTGCATCTATAGATTGTTGATTGTAATCCTCTAATTGTTGATTAATTTCATCATAATTAGGATGTGTAACAGGGATTTGATTTTTTTGATACTCAAGAGTCTGTTTATGATCAAAAATTTTAATATTTTTTCCTGTTTTATTTAAAGCTTCTTGAACTTCTTTAATTTGATCAGTTCGTAAATTAAGATAATTATCATCTTCAGTAGCTAAAGAAGGTCTAGTTTGCATACTTAGTTGTAAGTTTCTAGCGTCTTGACCATCATCTTCAAGATCATCAGTTGCACCTAACATTACATTGCCCTCTTCATCAACAACTTCAACATCATCACCAGCTACAATACTTGCTAAACTTGGATTAATAGGAAACAATATTTCATCTATAGCAATATTTCCAGTACCAAAAATATTAACTTCTTCAGCTAATTCTTTATCTCTTTCATTATCATCAGATCTTTTAACTGAAGGATCTGGGAAAAACAAAGATTCTATAACCTTTGGGGATGCGCCTCCGGGGATTTCGTTTTCTTCTTCCATGTAGTTTTATTACGAATATTGTTCTATAAATTCAACAACTTCTGGTGATTTTTCTGTAGGCAAGTCTCTAACTTCTTCTGGTAATTTTTGTAAATATACAGGCATACCAGCTTGCCACTCAGTAATATTAAGCATGTTCTTATAATATTCAGGTATAGGCATTTCATTATCATTTAATGCTTTTATTAAATCTTTACCTTGTGTAGTATCGTCTCTCAAAGTTTCTTTAATAATACTAGGCTCACCTGGCATATTTTCTTGAATTAATTTAGTATCTAAATTAGCGTCTAAAATTAAATCCATTATAAATGCTTTTTGAGCATCTATTAAACTTATTCTATCTTGATTTTTACCGGTAGTATTAAACATATATCTATTACCTACAAAACCAACTTTACCTTCAGGAGATAACATTTGATACATTTGTTCTAACTCCGGTGTAATTACTTCATTTATACCTAAAGGTAAATCTATACCTAATCTTTTATTACTGTATCCAGATAAAACAGAAATATCTCCACTAGCAACCGCAAACAATCCTGCTATATGAGAATTTACTTCCGCAGCATAAGCCGGTGTTTTATTTATTGCAACAGTGTTTATTGGTTTAACAAAGAATCTTTTAACCCTATTTTCATTAACATTATACATTGGAATTTTAATAGAGGTATCGTTATCAGTATTATTTGGATCATTTTCATCTAATATACTTCCTCCTAAAAAATATTGAGGTTGTAGAGTAGCGTTTCTAGTTATACCTCCATCTTCAAATGTTTGACCTAAATCCATAGGTTGCGGGACCTCGCTTATATATAAGCTTAATAAATCCCCATTTGGTAGTTGAGTACTATCCACTTCTCCATATATAGTATAATATCCATTACCGTATTCATCAAATGTAATATTTTTATTATTTAAAAAATCATTAATTACATATTGTTTTTTATGTAAATATTTTTTAAACGTACTTCCTTTTATTAAAAATTTAATTCTTTGATTTAATACAGCTATTTCACCGTTATTTGTTTCTCTAAATGTAAAATCTTTTTCTACTTTTACATCATCAAAATAATCAAATAAATTAGCCCACGCAGCTAGCATAAACATATTTCTATCTCTAGTACTTTCATTAGTACCATTTATATTAAGATTTTTATAATTGGATATAAAAGCAGGTAGATTTTCAGGTGTAATATTTTCTACGGCAACAATTAAATATCCTCCTAATTTTTGAATCTTATCTAATCTACTAAAAAAATCATTAATATATTTTTTATCTTCTTTTATTTGCGCTTGAGACATGTTTTTAATATCTGTAGCTAATCTAGTAGATCTTAATATAACTCCATATTCTTGATCTTGAGCTTGCTGTATAAAAGAATTTTTAATAACGTCACTAAGCTTTTTACTTTCATTAGGATTTAACGCTAAAGGTGCGTTTAAATAATCCTTATATTTTATACTACACTCAGTGAAAAAATCTAATTCAGTTACTCGTCTTTTAGAAGATACGTTAACTAATCGATTCATTTTATCGTTATGTGCTTTTATTAATGTATTCATTTTTAATTTATTAACTCAGTTGTATTTTTTTAAACTCAACGTCAACCTTAGAATAGTCTACGCCATCAAATTCCCCTGCAAAGTTTTTAATTACAGCTTCTGTTGGAACCTCGTCAGACATAACTCCTTGCCAAACACCTTCACCAAATAGTTTGTTTATATACTCAAAAGCATATATATTTAAACCACTAGGAGATTTATCTATAAGTTTTATATTCTTTTTCATACGTCTATCAGAACCTCCACCAAAATATGGATTACCTGTTCCGGCTCCCATACCATCTGTACTAAATACTCCACCTACAGCTTGACCTACTCCTTGTATCATTTGACCGGTAGCTTCAGCTGAGGCAAGCGCTGCTGTTTGTTGATGACCAAAAAAACCTTGATACATATTTTGATATCTATTTATATCCGCAACGCTTCTTGCTTCATGCGCTTGGTATTGAAATATTTCACCAGCTGCCTCCGCGTCTTGAACTCTCATCCCTTGAGCTATTTGAGTATCTTCATATCTTTCCGTTGCTTTAATTCTATTATCTAAAGCATATTGTTCACCTTCTGCTTGTTTAATTGAGTTAGCAGCTTCTTGCGTTTCAATAGTAGCAGCTACATCTTTTTTAGATTTTAATGCCGCCATTGCTAAAGCCGTAGCTCCACCAGCACTAGCTCCTGTTTGTTCTAAAGTATCTAATGTATTAGCTAAAGCTATATCAGTTTCTTCCGCCTGCATTTCAGCCGCTGCTGTAGAAACTTGTAGATTATTGAATGGATTAGTTATTTGTGAGGATAAATCACTTGCTAAACCAGATAAATCTGTTACTCCTGCGTAGGGATTAGTTATATCTCTTCTATTATTAATAGCTTGTTCTAATTTAAATTTAGCTTCGTTTTTAGCACTACGGGCTTTACGCATTTCTTTATGCGCTTTTCCAGCTTTTACCGCTCCTGCTACCGCGTATGATACACCCGCGACGACTGCTGTTACTGCTGCCATATTATAAGTTTTTAATTATTTCATGTGAAGGTGTAGGATCAATAACCCAACCTAATTCTTTGTGTATTTTTAATAAACTAGGATGTCTACCCATTGTCATTACATGAACAACACCTAGTTCTTTTAAAACTCCTTCTGCTACCGTTATTAAGGTACTTAAGGCTTCTTTTCTATCTTTATCTCTATATTGTGGATTAGATATTATCCACTCAACAAACGCTGCTTTTGAATTAGTTAGGTAATAATAGCAGGCTGCTATATTTTTATCACCTTTAGTTATCATCAAACCAGTTTTAGGTAAAAAAGTTTTAGGTGGTGCAGCCCATCCAGGCCACCAATCCCACCACTCAACAAGAGTTTCATAATCACTCTCTGTTAAGCTTCTTACATTAAATTTCATATAATTATCTATTATTGTAACCTGCTCCTACACTAAACAATTGCTTAGCACCAGTTACATCTGTTGTACTATCTTGAGTAAGAGTTACTACTGCGTATTGAGCTTTAATACCTGTAACTTTATTTCCAGGAGTTATAACATCTTGAGCTAATATACCAGAATTATTTTTTATAGCAGCATAATAAGTGTTTTGTTTTCTATCAAAACCTGCTCTATATTGAACTCCACTATTTGGATCTGTGTAATACCCCTCATCATAACTAAGTATTGTAGAAGAAACGTCTGTATGAGTTGTATCACCCAAGGCTGGTTGTTGAGGATTAGAATCTACACCTGTATAATCTGATAAAACATTGGCTTTCCATCCGTTGCTTCCAGCATAATTTATAGTTGAAAAGGTTTTTGTTCTAGTTGGTTCAGGATTAAAAACTAGTTGAACACTGGAAACTACTTGATTTCCATAGAAATTATTATATATTGTTCCGCTATAATGTTTCCAAACAGCATTGTTTTTAAACGTGTAGTATTGACCATATAAACTAGTAGAGAGTTGTGGTATATAATCCATAAAACTAGTCCAACCATTTATTAAATCATCAAATACTACAGTGCTATTAGTAATGGTAACCACATAATTCTTATTAAATACATCGTATCCTCCTATTATTTCCCCTTCTACAGCTAATTGGTCTCTAAAATAATCTATCATACCATAATTAGATATTTCGTTTAAACCATTAGGCCCTAACTGCATCACAACAGATCTGTCTCTATCAGTAAAGAATTTATTGTATCCATAAACCGCAAATGAACCTGGATCTCTAGATATACCAAAGTTACCTTCAAAAGCAGTAGGTGTTCCTATAACCACTTTACTATCAGCTGTTAAAGGTTGACCTTCTTGAGTGAATAACACGTCTTTATCTATTGGTGCTCTATTAACTTTTCTTTCTTGAAGTATAATTAAGTTTGTGTTTTCAGCATATAATTTTTGTATACTACCCGAAGCTGGATCTACCGCTCTTGTTATATCTTCACCTATTGGAAATTGATTACTATTGTTTATACCATTTTTAGAATTATATACACCAGAATAAATTAAAGCATTCTGTCTTCTTATTTGTTTATCTTCTTCTTCTACTATGTAAGCTTTGTTACCAAAATCTACACTTGTATTATTGTATCCTCCTTTTATTCTAGATTCTTCAACAAACCAATCTTCATATATATTTGAATTTATATAACCAGCTCCTGTAGATGGATCTGGTGTTCCAGTAGTTAATCCACCACTATCTACTCCAACACTACCATCTGGTTCTCTTTCTTGGTATTGAGTAAAGTTTTTTAATCTTTTCAACCAAAAAGTATTAAAGTATGATAATTCTAAAGTAGTTGCCATATATTATTATTACTTGTTTTAATAGTTTATTACAGTGGTCCAGTACAAGGATCTGCAGTTCCGGGACAACCTGTTTGACCTGGTCCATTTATTGCATCATAAAAATCAACATCAACTCTAGCACAAGTGTAACACCCTGAAACAGAACATCCTGTTCCATTTTGAACACCGTTGTTTCTAAAAGCATATTCTCCTACTGCGCTAAAATGATAAGTTAAAGATGAACTCGCTATTCCGCTCCCTGTAATATCTAATTGATTAAAGTTACCAACTGTCGAGCTAGGAGCTGTGGGGGAACTAGAATCTGTTGTAGCTAATTGCCAAGGGTCAGATGAACTAGGTCTATATAATATTGTAAAGTTTGTTCTATAATCATTTTCAGTAGAAGCATAAGCTGTTTTGCTTAAAGTTACTTTTAATGCAAATATTCCTTGAACTAAAGAACCTGTTGTAAAAACTGGGGCTACCGGTGGTAAACCACACGCGAACCCTGCTAAAGCCTCGTTATAAGCATTGTAGTATCTTAAATTTAGATTATTATTTGAAGATAACCCGTAACCTAAAGAACCAACACCTATAGCTGTATCAATAGTAGATAATATACTAGCAGTTCCACTTCCTGTAGCGCCTCCAGTACCTGAATTAATAAATTTGTTTGCTCCAAAAAATACTTCTAACGGGTAACCCGTTCCTCCATATACACACGATGTGTCCAAACTAGCCATTGCGCTTGAAGGACCATAACATAATACTTGATTTACTGGAGGAGTTCCAAGCACGATATCATAATTACATGTTGTTTGTAAACTTCCAGAATAACTTATACAATTAGGAGGATAATAAGCAGCCGCGTCTGTCAACGTGCATTCAAAACTATAGGTTCCGTTAACTAAGGTACCACTTGTTTTTGTTACAACTCCAGTTTCATGATCTATTTCAAACACAGCCGTTGATCCTACTGGTGAAGCTAGTACAGAAAGACTATGACATAGTTCCAATGTATCACTACCTGGATCTGCACTTCCATTTTTACCACCTGTAAATTGACCAAAATTAGTAGTAGTTGTGTCGTATCCTGAGGATCCACCTGCTTTACTACAAGCTTGTTGAACACCAGCATCTGGACCTACTGAAGGAGTAAAACCTCCAATTACCGGAGCAATATTAGTTAAACTAATAGTTATTTGATTATTTAATATATCTATATAAGTTCCACTACTATAACTTGTTTGAAAAGATAATATAAAAGTATTAGATTTACTTGGAGTTTCATTACCATACCAAAACAGCTGATTTGTTTTAATATCAAAATTCAATGGACTACCACCGTTTTGTACTATAGTAAAAGAACCTGTTACATCAACACCGTTTCCATCTAAAATTTGAGTAATAGTTGGTACACTGTCTAATGTTAAATTATTACCAGCAGAATCTGTAAAGCTAAACGCAGTAATTAAAGCTGTTCCAGAAGCCGTATCTTCACCAAAACTACCTGCAGTAACTGTAGTTCCAGAAACACCAGCGTAATCTGCTGTAACCTGTCTATTTAAATCTATAAAATTTCCAGAGGTAGATGATTCGTAAAATATTTCTAATAAACTTTCTACCGGTGAGGTTTCAGATACACTTAAAAAAGGAACCATACAACCATCATTAGTACCTTGAGCAGCTCCAAAAACATTAGCTGTAACTTTTGCCCCCAATGTATTTAATTGAGGAGATCCGGCTTGTGTTAATTGTGGTTGAGATTCTTCTGCACCAATTTTTAAACCCATTGCTATAGGAGCTTGTTCTTGATTGTACAAACTTTGATATACACCTGGATTACCCCAAGGTATATCTCCAGTACTATTATTGAATTCGCCTTGAGTTCCAGTGTTATCAAAAGGAGAAGTTCCTAACTGTAAACCACTTTGACCTATGTTACCAACCGTAACAGCTTCATCATTTTTTCTACCTGGAAAATACTGTGTATTCCACGGGTAAGTTCTATTGTTATAATAATTACCTGCAGCTCCTTTATTTTTATTATCAATATTTGGATTGTTTACTCTTCCAAATAAATTAACTGAAGCAGAAAACTCATCTTGTAATGGTCCAACTTCATTTAAATCTCTAGGTACTTTATTTATATTGTCTCCTAATAATACAGAGAAAGCTATTCTACCATATTCACCAGAGTTTACTACTGGATAACCTGATATAAAACCGGGTAAATATACATTGTAATATTCCTGTTCTTGTTGTTTTACAACTAACTTATATGATTGCCAACCCGTGGGATTAGCATCGTTTACCGTTACTTTAACTGTAGCATTACTTCCAGTTCCACCAACAAGGGTTAGTATTTGATCATTAACATATCCACTTCCACGGTTAATAATTGTAAAACCTGATATTGGTCCTGTAGGACCTCCTCCGCTTATAGATTGAACTTGAATTTCAAAATCTTCTCCTAACCCTAAGTTGCCAAGAGCACCGTAATTAGTAGTACATTTATCACCTACCGTATAACCTGTTCCAGGGTTTACAATTGTTGCCGAATCTACACTGGTATCTTCTTCAGCTTTATATAAACCTGGCTCACCAGTTATAGAATTATTAGTTGTTTGAGTAATACCATTGTTTAATTTAACTCTTAAAGCACTGCCCAACCATTTATAAGTTGTTATATCAGTTATCGTGTTATCTAATTCTCCCCATGTTTTATATGGTACGTAAATAGTAGAACCATTCAATAAAGGATTATCATCGTTACTAGATAAAACCACACTAGAAGCTCTTCCATATCTATCTGATAAAACCCATCCTACTTGATAACTTCTGTTTTGTTTTACAGAATGATTAGGATATTGTGAGTAATTATTATAGCTAACAGATTTATTACTATTTATAACCTCATAATCTAAGTTGTTTGGAGGAGTATGTTTTTGTAAAAAGTTTCCATATATAACTCTATTTGCAGATACTTCTTGACCTAAAGCTTTTAACGGAACATTATCATAAACTCTATTTTGTTCACTTGTAGGTAAAGTTCTATAAGGTTTTATAGACTCATAATTAAAATCATAATAAAATTGAGTTGTATTACCAGTGCTATTAGGAATTTTTACAATATTTGAAGCTGTTAAATTATTAACCTCTATAGAGTCAAGAATTTTTGAAGATAAACCATCTGATTCTTTATATAATATTTCTATATTAGTTACTTTATAATTATTATTTAAAAACTCTAAAGCTGTAGCTTCTGTTGTTCCACCATCTGGTAAAGGAATTTTTAAAGCTATTGTATCTATTTTATTGGTAAACCATTCAACAATTGTAGAATCATATATGTTAACCATATCTTGCAATTGCTCATTTTTACCTCCCCCTATAATTCCTTCTTGATCAGGAATAAAACATAGTTGTGTATAAGGAGCAGCTAATGAATATTCATTATCTTCATATTTAAATCTATAACTAAATCTTACAAATTTTTCCTCTATTAAATCAGGATCACCTGTAAAAGTATCATTATAATTTGGATTCGCTGAAATAGTAATATCGTTTCCTATAGCATTTACTGTAACTGCTTTAGAAAGTTTTATATCAATTTTTCCTGTAGCTCCTGGAGTTATTAAATTAACTTCTGTTATAACAACTTCATCACTTATTGTAATTCCCAATCCACTAGGACCGTTCATTGTAGCGCTTGTTATATAGTCTCCTATTCTTGGTGTTGGTTGAGGTGATTGTTCAGTATTTACGTTGTTATAATTGTAGTTTATAGAAAGTAAACTACCAACAGCGACAGCACCAGCAGCTCTACATGTTTGATCAAACCCTCTAGATAACTTTCTTTCCGCAGAATTTGACATTGTAGTATTACTAAAAGTAATATTTATATTATCAGTACCGTTATAAGCACCTGGTCTTTGAGTAGCGCTACCATCTTTAAAATTATTATAAATAACTACTGAAACATTTGGATCTATGTATATTACGTTCCAAAGCTCTTGACTACCTTGAGAAGGAAAACCACTTACTATATCACCTATTTGAATATTAGTTGTGTCAGCCATTGTTAATGTATAACCTTTTCGAGCAGTATCTTGAGCTCCAGCTGTAATACCTCGAATAGTTTGGCGTAATACTAAAGGTGTTTCATAAGGATAATATTTTGCTACAGATATTTGATCCTCATTAACATAATGCGTAGGATTAATTAAATCCAATGGGTTAGCTAATGTAACATTTATTTTTCTAGGTTGATTTCTATTGTCTGTCCAAAACAATAAATCTTCTAATAAATTTATTCCAAATATTCTATAATCTTGATGAAAGTTTAAAAATGAACCTCTTACTAAAAGAGTTAAAGTATTGGAGTTAACATTATATCTATGAATAGTATTATTCCAACCAATATATATTTTATCTCCTTCTCCAACAAAACCTCCTCCAGCTAAAGTTATAGATTGACTAAGCACTATATTTGTAGCTGTCACAGCTGTAACTATTGCATCAGTTTCTTGACCTCCATCTCCAGAAGGTTGGCCATTCCAGTTATCACCCCATAAAGTCATACCTACTTCAATACCTAAAACTTGGGGATTTAATAATGCTCCACCGGGACCCTTGCTGTATAAAGAAATAGTTGAAGCTGATTGTAATGCAGCACCACTATAAACTACTATATCTCTAGGACATCTACCGTTTCCAGAATAACCAGCACTCATTATATATATATTACCTTCTACTGGATCTGTAAATTGACCTATTATTTTACCTGTATAGTTAGCACCATTTCTACCAGTATATAAATACTGTTGTTGTTCGTTACCTAAAACATTCTCAAACTCTCCTACTTCAGCTCCTTGTGATCTACTTATTTGTAAATTTTGAGCATCTCTATATTCGCCGTTTGGTATTATTCTACTGTCTAAGTCTTTGTTCATCTTAGACTTTAGAAAAGTATTAACTATTTGTGGCATGTTTTATCTTTTTATCCATTTAGATTGTCCACGCATAACTTGAACTATTTCATCCAATTTAATATTAGACAGTCTAATTTTAGCGTTTCTAAGCTTAGCACTTTTTTCTCTTTTTAATCTTTGAACTACGTATTCGGGTTGGTTTATTCTACTAGCAATAATAGCATGTGATATATAAGAATATAAAGCATCTTCAGCCATTTTAGGTATTCTACTATCTAAATCATAAGCTAACCCGTCAGATATGTATTCTAGTATAATGATTTGATTAGCTAGATTGCTAGAAAAAGAAACTTTACCTTCTCTATCATTCATATTAAACCACCCGTTATATTGAGCGTATTGAGGAGACATTCCATATTGTTCACCCCAATTCCAGTAATTACCATTACCCCAGTTATATCCAGCCCAAGCAAAACCATCATTAAATAAAGCCATATTATAGTCTTGACTTATTAGGTTTGTATTAGCTTTATCCCATCTTTCTTCTGTTATAGAACTACCTTCTAAATTATCTGCATTCCAATCTTGAATAGGAGTTCCTATACTATCTTGTACAGGCATTTCATAAGGACTATTTGTTAAATTGTTTGCTGGGTATATTATTCTTTGAACACCTAATGTGTCTATTCTAGATATTCTAACATAATTAACATAATCTTGAGGAAGTATAACACTTAAACTAGGAGGAATAGTTAACTCTTGAGATTTAACGCTTTTTAATGTATCATAACTAAATTCTTGTAAACCTCTTTTAGCGTGAAATATTATATCGCTTCTTCTTACATCTGGTATTAATTTATCTTTTCCAACATAACCAACAATAAAATTATTAATCACATCGTTTAAAGTAACATAAGCATAACTACCATAGTTTTCTTCAACAGCTACACCATAAGCATCTCTATTTCCATACTCACCACCTGTTAAACTTTTTAATTGACAAACTAAAATATTGTTCTGTGCTAATGGAGCTCCTAAAGTTATCACGTTATCAACTAATGTATAGGTAGATACATACTCTGTATAAGTTATTCCATCAGAGCTACTATATAGCTTAAAGTTGTTTAAACCATATTCTGCCACTGCTGGATTAAAACTACCAAGAATTAAATCTGTATTAAAAGTAAATGTAAAAACACTCTGCCCCGCTCCCGCAGTAACTGTAAATCCCTGCGCGCCCGCGTAATATTGTTGATTAGTTTCGGTTATTAAACCACCATCTGGAATTGGCATATCTTATTGTTTTTCGTTGTTATCTTGATTAGCAACTGCTTGAGAGGCTGTTTGTATAATAGTAGGATCTTGTATTATTACCCCAGCATAAGCTAATATTCTCATTATTAATTCGTCTTGTTCGGTTACATCTAAATCAAATTGAACAGAAGTTCCAGGCGCGTATAAGTATTGACCTTGTGCACCTGTGGTAAAACCCCATACTACGTCTCTAGGTTTAGCTAAATATGAAAAAGTTATACTACTTTGTATAGTTGTAGGATATACGTAAAGTAAATCATTTTCATATAAATATATAGGAAATTTTTCTGTAGGTTGAGTTAACGGGGAAAGTAATAATTGTGTTATCTCGTTTCTTTGGGAATATTGACCTAATTCAATATTTTTATAAAATATAGAACCTAATCTATATAACACATCAGCACCAGCCGGTGTTAATGTAAAATGAGGTCCTACATAAGTTGTGGATCCAGTTCTTTGAAAAAACTGTAATTTTTGTTGTATATTTTTTACACGATCAGCATACTCTGTATCGTTATCAGGTAAACGGTATTGTTGATTTAAATCACTAGCATACGCTTCAAACATCGTTAACTGAGCTTGAGTAGCTATTTTATTAAACTCATCTGGAGTTATATAACCTCTTTGCTGTTGATTAAGGATTAATAGTACTGTTTGATATACTGTATTTACGTTTACCATTATATTTTTATTTTAATAAAGAGGCGGACGAATCCGCCCCTATTATTTTAATTTAGTCTTTTTTCTATAGATCTAAATACTTCTACACCTTCATCTGTTTTAAACCATGCAGCTAACGCTGAATATGGGTTTTCATCAAATGGAACTGTCATTAACTTTCTATTATTACTAGCCCAATGAATTGATCTTTGATCCTGAGACAAAGTAATTATATCTTGTTCTATCGCATTAATAGCAAAGTTTCTTAACTGTACATTTTCATCTGCAGCTAATGATAAAAATAATTTAGGATTAGTTTTTGCAAGTATTAATAAATCTCTTCTTAATTCTTTAGAAGATAATTTATTTACTTTTGATCCGTATTCTACTCTTACAATAGCTTCAGCAATATCTATGTCCATATTTCTAGCAGCATTTAAAGCTTCTATTTCCCATTCTATTTTTTCTAATTCATCTTCAGCCACCATTTGTGGGACATGCTCATAATACTTTGTTTTAACCATAGGATGATATATAGAAAGTAATTTCTGTAAAGCTACTTTTTCTTTAGGAACATTTAAAGTTCCATCTCTAAAAGTAATATGACCTAATGTTACTTCTCCTTTTTGTTCATCAACAAATGGAGAACTCATATTAGTTGCATATCTTAATTCTCTTTGAGAATTTTTTTCTGTATCAAACCATAATAATGGATGTCTTCTTGTATGTCTACTTGGTATAGTATATGTCAAAGGTTCTTTATCTCCTTTAAGTATATAAGTTCTATCTTTTATTTCCCAGTTATCTTTTTTAACTGGTTTTTTAGGAGCAGCAACTGCTACTTCTACTTGTGGAGTTTCTTCAACTACCACTTCTTTTTGTTTCTTTTTTGTCATGATATAATAAAATTAAATAATTAAGGTATTGGGCGCCGAAGCGCCCTTACCTATATAAAAATTACACTCCTTTGAATAATACAAAGTTGTTAGCAGCTTGAGTTACTAAACATCTTTCTGAAAGGAAGTTAACCTCCATTGCATCAAGATCTGAAGTAAATGCTCCACCTGCAGAACCTGTTAACCAAGATTTCATTCTTCTATCATCAGCTTGAGAAGCTCTATATCTTACGTGTAAGAAAGGTCTTCTGATGTTAGTTCCTAAAATTTGATCGTAAACAGTAGTAGTACCAGCAGGAACTAAAACTCCTTCAATAGAGTTTGGTCCAGTCATAGCACCACGTGTAGAAGCGTCATTTAAGTATTTCCAGTCTGTTTTATAGAAATCATAAGAACCTCTTCTAAAACCGCTAAAACCTAAGTTTAAAGCCATTTCTTCTGAGTTTTCAAATAATCCAAAAGCAGTACCACCTGCAGATCCAGCTGATATAGCAGCAAGCATATCATCAAAATCTAAAGCAGTTTGTCTATCTAAGAAAAGCATGTTTTCTTCAATAGCTCCTTGAGTATCTAGGTTTCTTAAAATACCATCAAAGTCACTGATACCAGTAGCAGCAGCAAATCCAACTTGTACATTACCTCTAGCTTCGATAGCAGCAAAAAGACCTTGAGTACCTTTTACTTTATCACCAGCAGCAATTGCACCACCTGTATTTAATTCACCTTCAACACACATCATTTCAAGGTAATCCTCAAATCTAAGTCTTGTTTCAGACTCAGCTTTTAGATACCATAAGTATCCACCAGTTCCATCTTCTGTAGCAACTTCTACCCAACCGATTTGTGCCATATCAGAACCATTTACAACGTATTTGTTTCTAATAATGATAGGGTTATTTTGGTATTGAGTAAATTGTGGATCAACACTAATGTATTCATTACCTGTAGCAGCACCAGCTCCAGAATAATTTGGAGTAGTAGAACCTTTGAAATATTCAGAACCGTAAACAAATACTTTTACAGAACCTACTAAACCAGCTCCTGCTAAGTTAGCAGCTGTGTAAGGTTGTACAGTAATTGTTCCAGCAGCACCTGGAGTTGAAGCAGATACAAAACATTTTGCTTCAGCACCAAAGTCGTCCATAACGACAACTGTTGATCTTGGAGAAATAACGTTGTATACACCTGCAACCGCACCTGGGTTAAGCGTAATAACACCGGTACCGCTATTAAAAGTAGCGTTATCGTATGCTATGTGTAATCTATTTTGTTCAGACCAGATTACTTGGTCACTTGTCATAGGAAGCTCAGCACCAACCATTCTTAAGAATCCAGATAAGGTTCTATTACCATATCTTTCAACTTCAGCTTCATAGATCTCAGGCAAATACTGTTGTGCGAAATCCGCAAAATCAGCAGCTGCTTTATCTGTCCACTGTAAATAGTTAGATTGTAGGACTTCCTGCGTTTGACTTGGTACAATAGTACCAAATTGTGGGGTTAAAGCCATTTTTCTAAATTTTAATTATTAAATGTTCGTTTTTTGATTTTCAATTTTGATGAATCCGCTCCACTTACAGCTTTTACCTTAAACCCTTTAACAAATACGTCCCCACTGGCAACCTGCCTCGGCGCTTCTGTAGCTGGATTCTTTGATTGTTTGACTAAGTTTTTAACTCCGTCTGCTTTACCTTGCTCATAAAAATGAGAAGCTAGTTTATCAGCATTCATCGCAGCATATAAAGCTTTATGATAACCAGTCATGTCTCCAATATTTCCTTCTTTATCTAAAAATTTATTAACAAAGTTTTCAATATTAGATTGTGTTTGGCCAACTTTTTCAGGATCTTGAACTTTATATCTAAAATTTTTATCTCCTAATGAATATTCAAAACCTTTGAATTCATTTTGGAATAAATCTTTAGTTTGAGTTCTAAATCTTTCCTGAGTTTGCTTTATAGTTTCTTGCTGTTTATTATAACGATTGAAAAAATCCATAGCTTTTTGTTGATCCTGAGTAACACCTGGTCTCTGCTTAATTTCAGCATAGTATTTAGATTTTTTATTTTCTAAATCCTTTTTAGCATTAGCAACAGCTTCTTTATAAGCTAGTTTTTTTCTACGTATATCTTTTTGCTCATCTAAATCTTCATCATATTGATAATCTTCTAATATAAGACTAATATCTTCTGAATCTAAATGAGGTTTTGTTTTTCTTAAGTATTCTTTTAATAATTGATCATTGTCTAATTTAGAGTAATCTTTATTAAGTTCTACATAATCCTCTACTGTCCCTCCAGTTTCATTCATAAATGTAACTAATTTTTCTACATTTTCTGGTAATTCTGGAGTTTTAATTAATTGAGGTTTTTCTTTTATTTCTTCTTTAGGTTTAACTTCTTCAATTACTTCGAGCGGAGATTCCTCTTTAACATCTGTATCGCTGACCCGTATTTGTTCGTCCATTTTTTCGCTATCTCCGGGTGATTCGCCCATAGAAATTTCCTCTGTTTTTCGCTCTTGAATGGCATTTTCTTCTGGTTTTTTAGTTAAATCCATTTTAGGTACTTCTTCAGTAACCTTTTCTTCTTTTTTCTTTAAATCAATTTTAGCTATTTCTTTACTAGCTATGTCTAATTGTTTTGGTCTTTTAGGTTTAACCTTTCCTTTTAAAGAAAAGTCTCCTTCTTGTTTTACTGCTTCTTCAGCCATAATATAATATAATTAAATAGTTAATACTAAATAGTTGGTTGCTGCCCACTTTGAGCTTCAAAATTAATAGGTAAAAGATCATTTTGTCTTTGATCTATCATTTGACTTTGCTGACTACCAGCTATTCTTGTTCTTTTATCTTTACGATCTTCAATCATTTGTTCTTTGTTTGATTCACGTTGATTTTTCATTTGTTCTAATTGTAGCTGATAATTAAATTCTTCAGCCATCAATTGTCTTTTTATTTCTGCCTCTGTTTGCATACGTTGTATTTCAAACTGAGATTTAGCTTGCTCTAAATTAACTTTTTCAGCTGTTAAAGCTTGCTGTTTTTGAACTTCAGCTTCAGCTGCGTGTTGAGCCGCTTGAGTATTAGCTTGAGCTTGTTGCTGCGCTGCTTCAGCTTGCATTTGTCTTTCTCTTGCTAATTTACGTTTACGCTTCATTTTTAGCATTTGATTAGCTAATTTTAAATTACGTATCTGTCTTATTTCTATTGCATCTTCTAAATCTATTCCTCCTCCAGACAATGCTATTTGTATGTTTTGCTCTAATGTAGCTTTTTCTTCTTCATCAGGTTCTAAATCTAAAAATATACCAAAATCATGAAGATTGAGACTGTCTATTTCTTTTAAAGTAGAAGCATTAAAATTAGTTATACTATTTTTTAAAGATTCCGCTGTTAAAGGATAATCTAACATATCTCCAACTTTCTTAGAAATATTCTCACATGCTCTGAGAGTTAAAAATAAACTTGCATTATTAATATGTTTAGTGGCAATATTAGATGCTTGCGCAGCAAGTTTTTGTAAACCTACTAAAGTATCTTTATCTTGCAATGTTCCATCTCGTGCCTCGTTTAACCCCGTCACATCTCTTATCATTTGTAAATAATAATTATATGTGCTAATTAAACTTTGTATTTTTGCTTGTCCACCTGATGTTTGTAATTCTTGAACTGGTATTTTACCTCTATTTAATTCTCCCTCTTGGGTTAAAGACCTACCTACTACAGAACCAGTTTGAAAATACATGTTTAATGCTTCAGCAGGATTATAATTGGTACCATTACCTAAATCAACTTCAGCTAACCCATCCATATCTAAGAATACACCATCTGGAACCATTCTAGCTATAACTTGTTGAAGCTTTAAATGAGTTATTTGTATCATATCTGCAAATCCAGTAATTCTATTTACCGTAGAATCAATTCTTCCTTTATACATTCTAGGAGCACATATAGCGTAATTCATTTCCACTTTAGTAGTATCAGCCATTGGTCTAGTCATATTAGGACATAATTCCCATCTTAACATTATATCGGTACCTAAAACTTTAACACCTCTATATAGTGTTTCTATAGTTCTACCTACTCTTTCAAAATTTTCATTCTCTGGTGGATTAAATGTATCTGGTTTTTCAATAGCTTTAAACAAACCATTAGGTGTTTCTTTGATTTTAAAAACTTGATCAGAATATGTTTTATATTCAAAATATAATAATGGAACAGCACTTTCATCCCATGGCCCATTTCCATATCCATACATGTAACTTCTATTACCTTGATATTCTTGAATTTTTAACAATTCATCATCTTGAATACTTGGAAATTGTTTAGCTATTTCTGGCAAAGTTACCGCCTTGAATTCACCTACATAATAAATATCTTCAAAATTAGGATCTTCAGTGTAAGAATATACTAAATAAGCTGGATCAACGTAGTCTAAAGTTATTCCATTAGATACATTAAAATCGGTTTTAATAGCTCCTATACCACATGTAACTAAATCATAGTTAACTCTTCTTTTTATTAAATCCCATTTATTTACATCTAATACTTGATTTATAACCTCTTCCTCTGCAATCTCTACACTCTGCTTGTAGGATAATTGCATGTGTAATTCTAATTCATCAGGAGTTTGTGGCATTTGCTCTTCTGGTATACTTGTATTAAAAAGATTTTCACCTAATTGAGCATTTATTTTTTCCATTGTTTCTCTTGCAAAAATATCTTGAGCTAATAATTCCGCGTAATTAGTTCTTTTTTGTAGAGATGCTGGATCTTGAGCAAAAGCATTTATATCATAATCTTTATTAGAAATACCATTAGTTAGTATATCTACAAATTTAGAAATAATAGGAACAGGTTTCCAGTCTAAATTTAAATAAGATAAATCACCGTTAATAGATAATTCATCTTTATATTTTTGAGTAGGTTGTTCTCCTCTCGCGTATAATCTTAATCTATTATAATTATTCCAACTAGTTAAGTATCTATTACCATTAGTTCTACCTTGGTTGAACCACTCCTGCTCTATAGCTTGGGCCACTTGCTGACCATATTCCCAGCTTGCTTTTTCTGCGTCACTAACCACTTGGCTAGGGAAAATACTACTACCGTTGGTGTATATACTTTTCATTTAATCTATAATTTTTGATAATTGACCCTTGTTATCATATTTTTTTATTCCTAAATCGTAATTTTGTCTAATAAGTTTAGGCACAGGTCGATATTTATTTTTATTACAAGCCATTAAAGCTAAACCAGAACTAATAGATGCATCATGAGTAGTTCTATTGTTTATATCAAATCTTGCCCAGTCATTTAATGTTCTCTGAAAATAAACATCACCATAACTACCATCATCTCTTAAACCCACATATGTTTCAATATAGCTTTCTATTGCGGCAGCGTGAGCTTGCTTAATATCTTCACTTGAATTAGGTATACCACCTATTTCTCTTTCTGTTACAGATAATTTATTATATATTTTATCTGGCCTATTCATACTAAAACCTCTATATCCTCTTCTTTTGAAATGATATAGAAGTCTAGGTTTATTATTTTCACATAATATAGGCATTCCGTAAAATATACACGCCATTAATACATCTTCAAAAAATATTTCTGCTGTTTGAGGACGCGCTATGTACTCTAAAAAGAAATGATTAGGTGGAACATCTTCCATACTAAACTTAGTTAAGCCATGTAAAGCTCCTTTAGAACCTCTTTTGTCTACTGTTCCAGATATATCATAACTATCACATCCAAAAGCCCCTAAGTTTTCATTACCTGGATATTTTTTACCTAACTTACTTATTACGTTATTTTGTAATCTTTGTGGTGGAACCCAAGATACAAAAAATCTCCCATTATTTTGTGGTGTAAAAATAACTTGAGTATCTTTTATACCTCCTAACCATTGAAAATTTCCTTGAGTAATCACGTTGGTATTTTTTAAATCAGAATTCCAATCTATTTGCTCATAAATCTTAGTTAAATTAAACAAAGAAGATTTTGCTTCATCTCTAAAAGCATGTTCTTCTGTTCTTGGGAATTGTCTATAAAATTCATTTAAAGCATCTTGATCTTCTTTTAATCCATCTACTTCGTTTTGCCAATAATTTATAACACCTAATGTTATAGGTAACCCATGTGGTCCTTTAACTAAGTCTTTCGGAGTGTCGAAGACAGGTACTCCATAAGAATCAATGTATCCTTCGTAATTCCATTCCATAGGAATGAACAAAGAATAGAGTCCCGAACGAGTCTGTCCGTTGGCATTTCTTTTTGTAACATCTGAATTGTAATATAATTTTTTAAAATTGTCACCACCTTTATCTAAAGCGTTACAGGTAGATCCCATCATACATTTACCAATAATTCTAGAACCTAATCGTAAACAAGTTTTTGTAACACGCCAATTATTAAGAATATTATTAGGTCTTTCCCATTTACCCGATTCATCATGTACTAATAGTTTTAATTTTTCACCATCATAACTATTATCACCAGTATTTTTCCAATCAATCGTAGTATCAAGACCTTGTAACTCAGTAGTGACTTCATTAGTTATAAGTTTACGTCTAGTTAATTTAGTCGCTGGTACTCTATATGCTAATTCTGTTTTAGGTCGATCCATACCATCTTGAATCGGTTTGAAAAAGAAAGGGTAGTTAACTGAGATTGGAACAACTTTATCTGTAAACATTGTTTTAGCATCTGGACCAGATTTAGATAATATACCATATCTTGAATCTGAATTAAGAGTTGCTAAATTAACTGTTTCTCCTGAAGCCATAAAAGAAAATCCCGAACGTCTATTCTTAAGATAACACATTCCATAGCATCTAGTATCTGCTTTACAAGCTTCCCAAAATATAAAAAACAATCTATTTGATTCTCTAAAATCAGGTTTACCTACATCGATTTTACTCCACTGTAGATACATATATTGTGTTCCTGTTATATAAGTAGGTTTATCATTATTATAAAACCAAAAACCTTCTTCTCTTCTAGTAAATTCTTTATCAATGTAATCATACCATTGCTCCTTAAAATCTAAAGGATATTCCTCCCAATCAAAAATTGTTTTAATTCTTTTTAATTCTTTAGGTAATGGTTTAAATTCAAATCTATTAGATTCAAATTTATATACATCTTCTTCTAAAGGTAAAGCTATAGTTAAATTCTGTATCTGTATAACTTCGCCTATTTTACCAGTTTTACTGATAACTATAACATCGTGCTCTACATTATAACCATATTTCCATTTTTTATACTTATTATTTTTTTTAAGTATTTTTGGTTTAATATAATTATCTAATATTTTATATAAAGTTTGCTGATACATTACTTAGACCTTCCTTCTGCAAAACCTTTAAATTCTTTAGGTTTTTTTGTTTCTTCTTCTACTTTACCATCAATAATATTTTGCTCTTCATTTATTCTAGCTAAAATTTCAAAAGCATCAAATATGGCTAATTTTTTTGTAGCAGCAGCGTTCTTAAGTCTATCTGCTGAAATATCTGGTCCAAATTCGATAATAGGTTCTTTAGCAACTTTAATTAATTCTTCAACTGCTATGTGCCCAGCTTGGATTATATTCCCTTTTATTCTCTTTATTTCCATATTTAATTACAATATCATTTGATTTCATACAGTAAAGTCGCTCATCATTAATCATAAACTCCCATTCAGAACCAGGTTTAAAACCTATCATGTCTTCTGGGTTTATTTTTAATGATTCTAACGAGCTATTACCAATTTTTAGTATTCCGATGCAGGGATCTTCTTTTCTATTTAAAAGAGGATTAGAATTTTTTATTGGTTTTATAAAACATCTATCACCAAAACTAATCCATTTATCTGTGTTTTTATATAAATATATTTGATCTATTGCTGCAAAATACATATTATCTTTAAAATAAGATCTACTATTTTTTTGCTTACCCTGCATATCATAAAATCTTCTAAAAATATTTTGATGAACTATTATGGTGTCACCTTTTTTAATAGGTGTTTTAATAGCTAGAGGAGTTTGTAAAACTTTTGCATAACGGTTTACAAATTTCCAAGATTCAATTTTAGTGTTTAAAACTAAACTTTTATTACCAATCTTTTTAGTATTATCATATCTATCACCTAAAGGTTCTACAATAAAATCATAAAGACTTCTCATTAATACTCAAGATCGTATTCAATAGATATTGCCATGTTAGAATTGAATTTCTTCCAAGGCAATACCTCATTGTCTTTTTTTATATGTATATTATATGAATTATCTTTATTATCTAATAAGATGTGAGATATTTCATGACCCCCATATACTTGTTGACCCACAGAATAATGCATCGCGTCATTTTTATAATCAGCTCCAATGCTAATTTTTCTTATTACACTATTCATCTTCCTTTTCAACTACTTCAAAACTACCGTCTTCTAAATCTATATTTATTGAACCGTATTTATCTTCAAGTACTTTTTTCTGTTCCTCTTGTTTTTGATTAACACCAGCTAACTCATGCAGTAAAGCATGTTTTTGAGTCTCTAAAACTCCTATATTTGTAGTAATTTTATATAATGCTGATTGATAATCTTGTATTTCTTTTAGTTCTTCAGCTGTAATTTTATTTTCCATTTTTATTTAATTTAATTTGTCATTAACCAATATCTTTTATAAACAGTTACGTGGTTTGATTTACCTTCAAATTTACAATGAAGCTCACCATCTACAAAAGTATAAGTAACATATGTTTCAAAGTTATTAGTTTTGTTATATAATCTCGTTTTTATATAATTGCTACCTTCTTCTATAACAGTTTCTTCCAATGTTTGGTTTTCTGCAAAAGAAAAGTTAACAACTTCATACCCTTTTTGTTTATCGTGTAGTATGACCACGTAATAAGAAGTTTGATCACTAGACCAAGCTCCTCTTAATTTATCACTTAGCTCGTGACTTTGTATAGTTATACTAAAAAGCATAACTAAACTTAATAATAAGTTTTTCATAATATTTAATTTAATTTGATTTGATATTTATATAATTACTTGTTTATAAGTGTTTTTACTTTTTAAATATACTACTCGCTTTTTCTGTCGTGCGTCCTCCGAAATAGGCTAAGACGACGGACATCATTATCTTCTCGAAAGTATCATTCCATAATTCATTTATATGAAATGGTAAAGTCTCTATACTATCTAAAATTCCAGCAAGTGAAAATATAACTATACACCAAACTAAAACTAACGGTCGAACATTTTTACTCATCCAAGAATCAGACATAGAATCAGCTTGCCATCTTGAAGTAATAGCTTCTATTTCTTTATTCTGTTGTTCGAAAATTATTTGTTGAAGTTTTATTTTATCATCTGCAGGAGCATCTGATTTAGTTATAGCAGCTATAGCTTCTTTTGGAGATGTTACCCCTTGTAATACACTTCCTAATGTAGGATTTATTACAGACGCTGCGCCAAACAATAGTTGTCCGACGGTTGTTTCTTTAAATTTTTTCTTTGACATTATCTTGGATTTACCATACAACCACAGCCTCTTCCTCCACCAGCACTTTTAGGTTCAAACCAACCTTGAGGTAGTTTAATTAATTCACTTAAGTCAACACTTGGTAATTTTAATTCAAATCCTTTACCAGTTAAAGAAGCTGAATCTGTATTAAATCTATCTCTTTGAATAACTGGTTCTTGTGGTGTTTCTTCAACTTCTATAGGAGTAAACACAGTGTTAACCCTAACATCATCATACACGTGTTCTTCAGTGATTGGTTGAGTTTCTTCAATTATTGGATCACCCCCAGGATTTGGAGGTGGAGTTGGTTTTAATTTACACTCAATTGCATTAACTCCTTCACCTACTATTTTACCTGTTTGAAATACTCCGTTTTCATAACACTCGTCCCAACGATCAGGAGTTTTATTAGGAGTTTCACTAATTACTCTTGTTGTGCCAGGTGTGTTTCTAGTTCCTTGATAAGGTGTTGTTGTGGTATCTGTAGTGTTAATACCTATTTTTACGCCATCAGGCCCATATACATCTTCGACTGTTTGAGTTACTACTTCTTCACCTGGTGTATAAACAAAACCTTCTCTTGCTTGATTACTTCTTTCGTCAGTTTCATGCCCTTGATTTAAAGGACTATTACTCATCACTCTATTTATAGCGCTATCCGCTTTTTGTTTTCTCTTTTCTAACAACTCTTTTACAGTAAGGTTTCTGTTAGGATAGCTAATTGTTTCACTTTCATTTCTTTGCTCTAAAGGTTTTGGTTTGTAAATTTTTCTTTGCTCTAACAACTCTTTGACAGTCAAGTTTCTCCTTGGTTGTTCATTTGATTTTTCATCTACATAGTCACTTGTATATCCTTCAGGAGCATAACCAGGATCATTATAATTAGTGATATATCTATTACTATTATAATACGTGGGTCTTTCATAATCAGCCTCACTAAGTTCATATTTAACTTCATTAGGATTACCAGCTACAATTTGACCATCTACAATACTAACCATACCTCCACCTTGAACCATCATATCATATATGTCTTCAGGCGTATATTGTGTTTCAGCTGCTTGATAGCCAACTTCTGGATCAAATCCTTCCATCTCATCAGCATATTGAACATTGTATCTCTTAGCATCTCCAATGCTTTTAAATCTAGGTTTTATTTTAAGTTTATTGTTTTTAAGACTAAGTTTAGATTTACGTTTATAAAAATCATCAGCTACAAATTGACCACCTACTAATTCACCTCTGTTATACATGTCAGCTATTTGATTTGCATAATCCATTGCTAGATTTTTTTCTGTAGCTCTTCCGCCACCTCTTTCCTCAGATAATCTTTTTGTCTTTGTTTCTGCACTTATAGCAGCTCTATTAGGTCTTTTTCCAAAGTCTGAACTACCAGCTATATTTTGAGCTTGAAGAGAAACAACCCTGCCATCATCTTTATGGGAATGTCTCCATGATTCACCACCAGCATTAGTTACATTGTGCTGTAATGGACTAGAAATTTTTCTGTTAAACGGATTATTGTTTTGTTTGTATCCCATAATTAATATTTTTCAAATGGATCAGTTTTAGCATATGCTTCTGCTTCCCATGGTAAATTTTCAGCGCCTTCTTGCATTTGCGCTCTTGAATATTTTTTACCTTTCCAGTATACAAAATCATCATCATAATCAAGATCACCTCTTTTCATTTGATCTAAATGAACTTTTTCATGATCTACAATGCTTTGTCTTTCTTCTGGATCAGTTATTTTATCTGATACTAATATAGTACCGTTTTTATTTGCTTTCCCTAATACACCATCTTCTAAATCAGTATTATATATAGGAGTAGTATCTTCCACAAATGGAGCTTTTACTTTAAAACCTTTATTTAATCTAAATAACATATTATTGTTTATAAGGAAATTTTTTGTTTAAATAATCTTGTCTTTTTTGACAGCCACAGGGTTTATTAAGGCTGTTAGCCATTTTATTGACTACAGCCTTAATACCTGTTTTTTTTGTAAAGTTTGCGATTGAATCGCCTAAACCTTTAGGTTTCATACTTAAGCTACTGTAAAGCTTCTAAAGTACACTCTAAGCGCTGGGTTGTAAGCAGCTGTTGCATCCGCTGTATCTTGCGGTAAACTAACTGAAGCCTTAACACCACCTGGGTTAGCTGTAATTGCTCTTTGAATAGCAGCTTTAACTTTATTTACATAATTAGCCGAAGCTGGTACGTTGTTGTTAGGTGAAGCACCTGCGCCAGAAGCTGTAGCTACTAACATAGTTGCTGTAGTTGGTCCACCACCAGTTGAAAGATTTAATGTTGCTTTAATAGCGCCATCATCTGGAGCTCCTGCAGCAGTTGCTACAACTGATACATTTACAATACTATCTGCTAACAATAAATTGTCTCCATCCATTTGAGGAGCTGGAGTACCACCTTGTCCAGTAGTAACACCACCTACAACGTTGAAATTAATCCATTTTGCCATGATTTTTGTTTTTAATTGTTTTTGTTTTTGTTTTTGTTTTTGGTTTTATACAGTTCCATGACTGTTATTAATGCCAATCGTCTGAAGTTCCAGTAAAACCAGAAAAATCAGGTACACCTGAATCTTCTAATGTTTTCTTTCTTTTCGACTCTTCAGCTTCTTTTTCTTTTTCTTTTTCGAATAGTTCTTTTCCTTTTTTACGCGCATCCTCTCCTTCAATCCATTTCTTATAACCTTCAGGATCTAAAGTTTTATGAGCAAGACTACCTTTTGTAATTTTATTTAAAGCATCTTGTTTCTTCTTTTCTTCAGCTTCTTTGATTTTATTTTCTAATTTTTTTCTTTCTATATTTTTTTCAATAGAATCAGCTAATTCTTTACCTGTTTCTGCTATAGAATCACCTATAAAATCACCCGCAGCTAATGCT